ATCACAGTTCCTAATTAAGAAAGCCGCTGTGCCTGCCGCTGCCGCTTTAGGTGCTGTAGTCGCCGTTATTGGTTCCGCTGTTGGTGCAGCCATTGAAGATCAAGCCGCACAAAAATCGCTTGCTGATCAAATTAAAAGGTCAACTAAAGCGACTGACAAACAGATTGCAGGCGTAGAGGAGTACATTGCCAGCCTTGGCAAATCTGTTGCTGTGTCTGATGACGAAGCTCGACCAGCGTTTCAAAAACTTATTACTGCTACTAACGACATTACAAAAGCGCAAGAACTTTTAAACATTGGCTTAGACGTTAGTGCCGCTACAGGTAAGGACCTTAGTTCTGTTTCTGAAGCTTTAGCTAAAGCTTTTGAAGGCAACATGCGGCCCCTATCGCAATTATCGCCTGAACTTAAAACGCTAGTAGGCGAAGGCGCAGATCTTAATACTGTTTTGGGCGTCCTTAAAACTAACTTTGGTGGTGCTGCAACAGCGGCCGCCGATACTGCAGCTGGCGGTATGAAGAAACTCGGCATTGCTTTTGAAGAAACTAAAGAATCTATCGGTATGGCATTTCTGCCGATTATGGAAAAACTGCAACCCGTACTAGAAAAGTTTGCAGACTGGGCACAAAAGAACCCTGGCCTACTGACAGCGGTAATAGTTGGCATGGGCGTCTTGGCTGGTTCTATCCTTCTAGTTAATGCCGCCATGATGTTAAACCCTGCCGTAGCCATGATTGCTGGCTTTGTTTTCTTAGGTATCGCTGTAGTTGAGGCATACAAGAAATTTGAAGGATTCCGCAACGTTGTTAAAATAGTAGTCAACGGAATTATGTCTTATGTGGAATTTATGGTTAACGGCTGGATTACTGCCGTCAACCTGATTATTAAAGCAATGAATCTGATACCGGGCGTAGACATCGGCGAAATAGGTAAAATTAGTTTGGGCCGTATGGGAGGCGAGCCGGGCCCCGCACGTGGCGTTTACGATTCAGGGCAGACTCGAGCGCCAGCTCTGTCTAGCAATAATCGTGGTATGGGCGGCTCTACAGGCAGCACCGTCACTGTCAATGTGCAGGGCGCTGACCCTAACGCTGTCGTACAAGCGCTACAGAGATACGTCAGGACTTCAGGACCTGTGCCAGTAAACATTCGAGCGATGTAGTGAAACTGACTTGGAAGGTATACAACATAGATAGCGCTACTGACCTGACCCAGTATGTGCAATCGCTAAACCTGTCTATGGGACGGCCTACAGCGCTTTCTCCGTATTCGGGCAATAGTGCTGCTGTCACAATGTTTTCGTATGGTGGCACAGAGTCACTAGTAAGCGTCGGAGATGAACTATTACTGAGCGTTTTTGCTGGCGTCGGTTATGACGATGTTTTTCAAGGTCGTATAACTTCCCGCAACTTTAACGATCTACCCGGTACAGGGTTAAACAGCACAATGACTGTAATGATTAACGACGCCATGCTTCAGGCTGGACAGTCAAACATGCAGAGTCAAAGCCTCGCCAGCGTCACAAACCAAATAGAAGAAATAGACACACTTTTCCCGCTTATAGACATTGCTCAAGACGCCAACGATGTAGACATTTCGGTAGGCACATTCACGACTAACGCCAACCAGCGTATAAACGAGATCATTGCTGGCGACCGTGGCATTTTATTTAACGCTGGCGGCCTGCAGTATTATCATCCACCGTCAACTTTTGCACCGTACGTTACGACAGCGCTGACTATTGGGCCTACAACTTCGGCGACACAAATCGCCTACCAAAACCTAACCCGTGTCGAGGCGGCGTCTAACAGCCTTTTTAATAATCAAGCAACCGTTACAGGTTCAGCGTCAACAGTTACAAAAACAAATACCGATAACGCTTTCTTTTACGGCGTACGAACCTTTACGGCGACAACAGCTCAAAGCAATCTTGTATCTGAGACGGCTGAATGGTACGCCAACACTTTTACCGAACCTGAAACCGCCATGCTCAATATGAGCATTGTTGACTACGGACAGAACGACACTGCTTTAATAGAGCTGGCGACGTTTATGGCATTTGGCAAATTTGTACAAGTGACCTATAAGCCGCCCGGGCAGGCAGAAGTTGTCGGCTATTTTTACCCTGAACAGGTCATAGTCAACGCCACGACCAGTGGTACAACCATTGACTATTACATGACGCCAATAACGTATTACGCAAATTTCATTTTAGACGACCCTGTTTTTGGCGTCTTGGGCGGTAGTCCTGTATATGACGGCGAAATAGACTACGATCAGGTTGGATTTACATATGATGACAGCACAGCACAACAAGGCAACCGCTTAGGAGTTTGACATGGCTATTAACTACCCCACAAGTTTAGACGTTTTCACTAATCCGACTTCCACGGACCTTTTGACTTCGCCGCCACATGCGACACAGCACGCCAACATCAACGACGCTGTAGAAGCGCTCGAAGCAAAAGTGGCGATTGGCAACACTGTGCTAGGCACATACACCAGCTACACGCCTACCTATCCGTCAGGGCTGACCGTAGGCAACGCCACAGTCACCAGTTACTACTGCAGGGTCAATAACTTTGTGCACTATTGGGGTCGAGTCCTTTGGGGTAGCACTACCTCTATCAACACTTCGGGCCTACAGGTCAGCCTCCCCATAAATGCTGATAGCAACTTCATCACAGGCCCAGCAAACTCAATGGGAACTGCTGGAATCAGGAATAACACAGCGTCAAACACCTTCTTTGGTATTTGTCAAGCAGTGAACGGCACCGCCACCGCTATGAGCATTGTCGCACAGTTGGCGTCAGGTACTTATGTGACTATTTCCAACATCACAACGACAGTCCCATTTACACTAACCACCAACGATTCCTTTTTTTGGAATGTCTACTACGAAGCTGCTTAAACCATGACGGTTAACACCACGTTCAGTGCCGGGCAAGTGTACACAGCGCAAATGGCCAACGCTTTTGGTCGTGGTCTTATGGCTACGCCAGCGACATCAAGCACCACAGACTCAACGATTACAGCTGAAGAAGTAATGCTGACTTACACGTTTACTGCTGTTAACGGACGTAACTACAGCATTGTGTATTTTGAGCCGTCAATCCTTGGGACTAGCGCAGGAATTTTGACCAGCCGTATCAGAATTGACACCGTAGTAGGCACTGTCTTAAACCAAAGTTTTGCCACTATCCCAACGGTAAATACATCAAACATTATGACTCAGCTGATCTACACCGCAACGGCGTCAGCATCATTTACTATCGTTGCAACCTTGCAAGCGTCAGCGGGCACAGTGACGACTACTCGAAGCGCTACACGATTCCCGCAGCTGTACGCCCTAGATGTTGGAAGCGGCTACTGATGATTGTGCCATTAAACCCAAACTTAGACGAACAAACTTTAGAGCAGGCTCTAAATCAGGTGCTCATAGAAATGTTGTATGCATCCGACTGGACACAAATACCAAATAACCCGCTAACGGTAGAGAAGTCTGCGGAGTGGGCTGTGTGGCGTCAACAGTTACGGGACTTCCCTGAGACGTGGATACCTTCTAACGAAGCTGACATACCAGACCCACCGCTATGAACATTACTAATCCACCTAAAGCGCTGATCGTCCTGTTTGGTTTGGCGTCTATCACAGTTCTTTTGGCGCTCGGCAAAATTGACCAGTCGGCCGGGACAGGTCTAATCGGCAGCATCGTTGGCTATGGCATAGGCAACGGCATCCGTGGCACCGCCGAGACGCCGCCCATTGTCACAAGGAAACCTAAGTGACGATACGGCCCTATACCGGGCTGAAAGATTCTGTACACGCACGCCCTCGAGCAGGCACTAAAGCGTTTGTAGATTATTGTGAATTTTTGTTTGGCGTCAAGTGTCTAGGCATATTTGGTGACCGAAACATCAACGCTTCAGGCATGCCAAACCCGCCTAAATCTGTGCACAGCACATGGCGTGCTTTTGACCTTGGTGCTAAAAGTAACGCCCGGTACAAGCTCATAGAGTTTCTCTACATCAACCGTGACATTCTTGGCGTAGAAGCAATACATGATTACAGCAACACCTTCAAGCCGTCCCGTTTCGGCTGGGGTGCCGCCTACAAATGTGATCGTGACGCTTGGAAGATCTACGAAAAGAACACGATCGGCAGCAAAAACGGCCAGTGGGTACACGTCGAAATTTCGCCTCTGTTGGCTGATCATCCCGACATTGTGGCCCACGCTTTTGAGACGATCTTTAAGGGTACTTGACATAGCGCCTACCCTTCGGTAAACATAACCCGACCTTAACCCCGACTAAAGGACACAAATGAATCCGTACAAAACCCTTCTAGCTGTTGCTTTGACCTTTACAGGGTTAGCCGTGGCGTATGGCGGCGGTAACCCTCCTGCCGACATCGCCCCGCTAACCAGTCCCGTCTACGACACTGTAGACATTCTCAGTCCTGAGCAACAGATCGCCCGCATACAGGCTTTAAACGCCTCTACAGCGCCTCCAATGCCCGAAACGACTGTTCCTGTCGTAGACGCTTTTGCCTCCTACAAATGTGGCGTTTGGTTACCGTTAGCAATTAGCCAAGGCTGGCCCGACAACCCTGTAGTGCTTAAAACTTTAGACCGTGTTATGTGGCGTGAATCTCGCTGTACACCTGACGCCGACTCAGGACCCGATCACGGTCTTATGCAGATCAACCAAATACACAGCGATTACATTGACCAGCTCGGCTGGACTCATGAAGGCATGAAAGACGCTACGGCTAACTTACGTTTTGCTTATCTGCTTTGGTCGGGCCGTGAAGAAGATGGGCAGTGTGGCTGGACGCCATGGGCGATCAAGTGCTAGGGGACCGACCCGACTGGCAAAACAAGGCTGCATGCCACGACACACCGACAGTTCTTTTCTTCCCTACTAACCCTCGAGACAGCAAAAAGAACCTTGAGATCATTACGCCTATCTGCGACATGTGCCCTGTATACAGTGACTGCTTTATGTATGCAATGTCGTTCGGCGAAAAGCAGCTGACCGGTATTTGGGCTGGCACGACCGAGCGCCGAAGGCAAGAACTGAAAAGACAGTGGCAGTACGCTACATCCTTCTGATATGTTCCGATTAACCCGACAACCCGAAAGGACCCGACAAATGAATGACCAGTTAAACGAAATGACCAAAGCGATTACTAGAGCCGATATCGCTATGAAAGCCGCCGCTTGGCAACTAGAGGCCCAACGTGCAGACATTGACATGTTACGCAAATGCCTTTTTGAGCTGGCGTACACAGCTGAGGAAAACGGCATAAACCTTGTAAACCTGACTAAGACATCGCAGGACACTATTGTTGCTATGAGACTTGGCGGCTTTAAATGAACTTGGGCGATTATGTTGACGTGCCTACACGCTTCAGGCTGGCGCTTGACAAGTGGCCTGACCTGCGAGTTGTAGAAGAACCAGCCAAGATCGTTGAGATAGGCGACAGAACTTTTATTAGCGTCACTATGACTGTTTATCGTGACCCGTCAGACCCGTTGCCTGCTGTCGCTACATGTTGGGAACCGTTCCCCGGCACGACACCGTATGTACGAAACAGCGAAATGATGAACGCAAGCACGTCTTGTTTGGGGCGTGTTTTAGGGCTGATGTTACCGTTCGGCAAAATGGCGTCTTTTGAGGAAGTGCAAAACCGTCAAGAAGATACGTTTACGCCTGCTCGAGCGCCTAAACCTGCACAGACGACAGACGATAAGCCGTGGCCCGTCAGTAAGACACAGCTGCAGAACTTGGCGGCTATCGGCTACACGGGTGCTGTGCCTGCGACATGGAATGAAGCTAAAGCGATTATTGAACGTATGGGCAAAAAGTAATGCCGCTAGTCACTTTGACAAATGACCAGATGTTGCTTGCTGAACAGATAGCAAATAAGCGTGTATTAGCAGGCAAAAACAAAACTTCTAGAGTGTTTGCAGGTCAACCTTTAACAAATGAACTGCGACACAAAATAGATTATTTAGGCGCTGTCAGCGAACTAGCTGTATCACTGTTCCTCGGTTTACCTTGGGAAAGCCAAGACGGTATTGGCGACAGTGATGTAGGCGGCTTTGAAGTTAGGAGTACACAAAGGGAGGATAACAAAAACTACTTTCTTTATGTGCGTGAATATGACAAAGACGCCATTTACATCTACTGCATTGTTGACGCCCCTGATGTCGTTATTGCTGGTTGGGCTAGCGCTTGGCAAGTGCGCAACCTCGGCTCTTTAATGTTTACCGATACCAACGCTTACGGCCTACCTAGAGCAAAACTTAACGCCATGTCAGATCTTGCCGAAATTGTAGAGTTTGGCAGATCGTGAAGGAGTCTTACTTTCAGTCTCAGGTCATCATGCTTGCTAAGTTGCATGGCTGGCTGGTGATGCACACTCGAGCGGTAGAGATACGCCCGGGCGTCTGGAAAACACCGTTGCAAGGACACGCAGGCTTCCCCGACTTAGTTTTGTGCCATGAAAATCGTGGCGTCATCTTTGCGGAGCTTAAAGGGAATGACAAAGCCAAACTGTCACCCATGCAGATCGTATGGTCTGAAGCGTTGACCATTGCAGGACAGGAAGTGTACCTGTGGCGGCCTAAAGACATCCAAGCAATATCAACCCGACTAGCGAGGAAACCTAAATGAAAACTGTCGTACCAGCGTTCCCCATCAAG